CGGCGGTGATCTCCTCGGCGGTGCGGTTGGGGGCCTTTTCCTCTTCGCTTATTTCTTCGGCGTGGATGTCGTATAGGTGGGCACAACCGTTTGTAAAGCTCCTCAAGCTCGCCCCGGACATTTCCTCAGTTTTGGTGCTTCCGTCCCACTTGTCAACAGTGGAAACAGTATAACGGGCATTTTCTTTCAGTTCTCCGATTTTGAAATTGTAAGACATTGTTATTACCTCCCGGCCCTATGGCCTAATCTCTTGCCAACGGCTGCCGGATGTGGTATACTCTCCGTGCTGGCCTGTTGGCTGGTTTGGGGGGCGTTCCCGGGTTGCTTTGGCTGGCTGCCGGGTGCGCCCTCGTCCTATATGCTGAGATTATAACACGCCATTAGGGTATGTGTCAATAGTTTTGCCGCATATTATAGTCATAAAATATACACAATAATTTTATTGCCGCATTGTGCATTATGCGCATTACGGTACACCCTAACGGCGTATAAGGCGGGCGGCAATCCTGGGTGTTCTCCGGCGGTGGTGGCCGGGGGCGGGGGATATGCGGCGGCAGCCGGGGGCGGGGTAACCCCCAAAAATTCCGCAAAAAATAAAAAGCCATTTTCAGAAAACCCGCCAAAAGTAAAAAAGCAAATTTTAGCATATACCCTATTGACGCGTCCTCTTGCGTGTGCTACACTACCCTTACAAGATGAAGGGAGCGATGCACATGAAAGTCGGATATATTCGGGTGTCCACAGAGGAGCAGAACACGATCCGCCAAGAGATACTGATGAAAGACCTTGGTGTGGAGCGTGTCTACATGGACAAAGCGAGTGGCAAGAGCCGTACAGGAAGGCCGCAGCTGGAAGCGATGATGGATTTCGTCCGAGAGGGCGATGTGGTCATTGTTGAAAGCATTAGCCGCTTTGCGAGAAGCACGAGGGACTTGTTGACGCTGGTAGAGCAGCTCACAGAAAAAGGCGTGGGCTTTGTATCGCAGAAGGAATCCATTGATACGAATACGCCGCAGGGCAAGTTCATGCTCACGGTGTTTGGTGCAATGGCAGAGCTGGAACGGGAGCAGACCTTACAGCGGCAGAGAGAGGGCATAGCGGCTGCAAAAGCGGCTGGAAAGTACAAGGGCCGCAAGCCGATAGAGATTGAAGACAGCCTTGTAAAGTCGGTGCATGACCAATGGTACAAGCGGGAGATTACAACATCTCACGCGGTGAAACTGCTGAATGTGAGCAGCAGAACATTTTACCGCCGGATGTGGGCTTACGAGGATTCCGCAGGGATTCCGAGACGGCGCTGATGAATAGAGGGAGGAAAGAGAAATGAAAAAATCGAATCCTACCAAGCAGAAGAAAATAATAATCATATTAGCCATTCTGCTAATCATTACCCTTGCTGTTGCATACAGCAACAAAGATGACGAACAGGCACCTGCCAAAGAAGACCAGTACACACCGGCAAGCTTTGAGGAGATTTATCAGGCTTACAAGGATAACGAGCTTGTGGCAGATGATTTATACAAAGGCAGACGGTATGAGGTAACCGCCACAATCAACGGGATGGAAACCGGCGGGCTTATGAACATGACCGGCGGGGCTACCCTGACGATGGAAAAGAAGATTGGGAATACAATCGTTGTATTTCTTGCCGAATTTGAGCGAGACCAAGAGGAAGCCTTGAAAAACATTAAAGTCGGAGACGAAATCACATTTGAGGGGACTTGTTATAGCGCAGGTTCTTGGTCAGATTGTGAACTTGTAGACTAACTTTGCATAAAACTAAATAGAATGGACTACCGATTTTTCGGCAGTCCATTTTTTATTGCAGGAGGACAAATGGATTATCGGAAGATTGCGGAAAGCATCAAAAACCGCATAGAGAAAACGCATGACCGGGAAGCCTACAAGGATTTACTGGCGTTGTGCATTGGGTACGAAGCGGAAGATTTTGCTGCGGCGCACCAGTTAAATTCCGAAGTCCGAAAGATGACCTCCGAGGCACTTCGTAACGGAAACCCAAAAGACGCGGAGTATTTCTACACGCTACATAAGCAATCCATGCTGTTTGATGCGCCGCATGATTTCGATACCTTCCTGCTGTATGTGGAGATGGACAGAAAGCCGGAGAAGCGGTTTTATGCTCCACGCAGGCGGTATCTAAAACCCATTGTGCAGGGGTATCAAGATGTTCTTGACGGCAAATTGAGGCTGCTGACCATTTCGCTTCCGAAAAGAGCCGGAAAAAGCCAGCTGGGAATCAATTTTATCAACATGATTTCCGGGAGAAACCCGGATAAATCGTCCCTTATGGAAGGCACGGGAGACGATCTTGTGCGGAGTTTCTATAACGGCTGTCTGGAATACCTGCAAACGCCGAACGAGTATTTGTTCTACGATGTGTTCCCGGATGCTCCATTGGTGCAGACCAACGCAGACACGAAAATTATCAATCTGCGTTCAAAATCCCGATTCCCCACGGTCATGTGCCGGTCGATTGACGCACGGCAGGTTGGCTTGTCGGAAGCAACCAATGTCCTTTATTTGGATGACTGTGTGGAGGGCAGAGAGGAAGCGAAAAACCGTCAACGGCTGGATGATAAGTGGGAGGTAATTTCCGGCGATATTTTAGGCCGTGCCATAGAGGGTACGCCTATTGTGGCCACCGGGACGCGATACTCCCTATATGACCCCATAGGGCATTTACAGGAAGAAGCGCAAAAAGGCGGCTGGACATGGAAAGCCATTGAAATACCTGCCCTTGACCCAATTACAGACGAAAGCAATTATGAGTATGAGCGGGAGGGTAAAAAGGTTTTTACCACCGCGTATTTCCGCGAGCAGAGAGAGCTTCTGAGCGCGGAACAGTTTGAAAGCGAATTTCAGCAGCAGCCCTTTGAAGCAAAGGGGCTGCTTTTCAATAAGTCGGAGCTGAACTATTTCTTTGAACTGCCGGTAGATCGTGACCCGGATGCGATCATTGCCGTGGCAGACACCGCAGAAAGCGGAAAAGACAGTACGGCGATGCCTATTGCGGCCTTATATGGGGATGAAGTCTACATCGTGGATGTGGTATACGACGATTCCCCCGCAGAGGTAACAAAGCCAGAATGCGCAAGGCGTCTGATTGATAACAAGGTGGGAGACGCATTGTTCGAATCCAATAACGCCGGTATGTATTTTGCGAGAGATGTTGCAGAAATCGTAAAAAACGCCGGATTTAACACCAGTATACGGACAAAAAGGACGATTTCCAACAAGCAGACACGAATTGAGTTTGCATCGGATGGAATCAAGAAGAATTTTTACTTCAAGCATCCGTCCACATACAAGCGTGGGTGTCAATACTGGGGATTCATGCAGGAAGTGACCACCTATGTAAGAAGCGGCAAGGTGGCGCACGATGACGCGCCTGATTCCTTGTCGTTGCTGGAGAACGAAATCCGAAACCGCATCAGCGGCAAGATTGAGATATTCAAAAGACCGTTTTAAGGGGTGACGCTATTGAGACAAATGTTTGGTAGAAAGGTCATTTATTCGGATGCTACCGAGGTAAACGAGGGCAATATTGCAAATATCCTGCAAAAAGCAATGGTTGTCCACGCCGCAAACCGGGCGGACATGGAATATTTATACAGGTACTATAAAGGCGACCAGCCTATCCTTGCCAGAGTAAAGGATGTACGCCCGGAGATCAACAACAAGATTGTTGAAAACCGGGCAAACGAAATCGTGTCCTTTAAGGTTGGCTATTTGATGGGAGAGCCTGTCCAGTATGTCAGCAGAACAGCAGATGAAAAAACCGCCGAGATGGTGACAAAACTGAACGATTATGTTTTGTCCGAGGACAAACCGGCAAAGGATAAGGAATTGGCGGACTGGTTCCACATCTGCGGCACGGCTTATCGCATGGTCATGCCGGACACACCGGAAGATGAAGATGAAGCCCCGTTTGAGATTTATACCCTTGACCCCCGGTTTTGCTTTGTGGTGTATTCCGTGCAGTTGGGAAATCCTCCCCTCATGGCGGTCAAGTATGTCAAGATGGAAGATGGGACAGTCGTTTTCAGCTGTTACACGAAAGACCACTTCTATGAAGTGACCGACACATGGAAGATTATTCGCAGTGAGCCGCAGATTTTGGGGATTCCCATCATTGAGTACCCGGCAAACCGTGCGAGACTTGGCGCGTTTGAAATCGTTCTGAATCTGCTGGATGCAATCAACAATGTGGAGTCCAACCGCATGGATGGCGTGGAGCAGTTCGTTCAGTCCTTGCTTTTGTTCCATAATGTGCGCATATCCACAGAAGAATATGCCAATCTGCGACAAGACGGTGCGATTCAGTTTGAGGACATTGACCCGCAGAAGAAAGCGGAGATCAAAAACCTTGTCACGGAGCTGAATCAGACGCAGACACAGACCCTTGCGGACAATCTGTATAACACGGTTTTGACCATCTGCGGGATGCCCAACAGAAACGGCGGTTCTTCCACCTCTGACACCGGCTCTGCGGTCATCATGCGTGACGGCTGGTCTGCTGCAGAAGCAAGAGCAAAGGATTCCGAGCTGGTGTTCAAGCGTTCCGAAAAAGAGTTTCTGAAAGTGCTTTTGCGGATTTGCAATGACTTGAGCGATTTGTCTTTGAAACTGTCTGCAATCGAGATCAGATTCACCCGGCGGAACTATGAGAACATTTCCGAAAAGGCAAATGTGCTGGTAACCATGCTTGGTAACGGGAAAATTGCGCCGCAGCTTGCGTTTACGCATTGTGGCCTATTCAGCGATCCGCAGCTGGCATACAAGATGAGCATGGAATATGTCGAGGAAAACGGAGGAAACAATGGAATTAACGCTGGAGATGGTACGGGCGATCAACGAAATTCTCAAGAGCCGCAATCAAGCGGAGGTGAAAGTGGAGAACGGGAAGATCGTAGTAATCGAAGTGCGTAGGAAAAAGAAATATTGAGTGGGTCTGGCAAGGGCTTGACCGACAGCCGAGGGGCTATCCGAAAGGGTAGCCCCTTTATTTTTTCGATTTACCCGCCGTAAGGTGATAAATGGTCAGGGACGACCTAAAAACGCAAACGGGAGACAACCCGCAAAAACAGAGAATAGTGCTGAGTGAACAGCCTTGTTAAACGCAGGAGGTAATCAAAATGGCAAAAATCGACACCAGCAGAATCGCCGGTTATGCGGACATGTCTTTGGAGGACAAACTGAAAGCGCTGGAAGCGTTTGAGTATAACGACAACGCATCCGAGCTTGAAAAGCAGAAAGCGGCAGTTTCCAAGGCAAATTCCGAGGCCGCAGAGTGGAAAAGGAAACATAATGCTTTGCTGAGCGAGGACGAGCAGAAGAAACAGCAGCAGGCGGAGGACATTGCCGCCATGCAGAAGGAGCTAAATGAGCTTCGCCGCGACAAGACTGTGTCGCAGTACACGGCCAAGTTCATTGCACAGGGCTATGACGAAAAGCTTGCTGCCGATACCGCCAAGGCGATGGCTGACGGAAACACTGATAAGGTGTTTGCCAACCAGCAGGCGTTTCTTGAGGCTTATGCAAAGCAGGTAAAGGCCAGCGCAATGCAAGGCACACCCAAGCCCGCTTCCGGATCCGGATCGAATGGTGCAGACTTTTCCAAAAAAGCTGCCGATGCGCAAAGCACCGGCAATTTTGCGGAGGCGGCGTACTATACCCGCCTAATGAATCAAGACAACAACACACAGTAAAGGAGAATGAATTAAAATGGCAGATACTTTTGCTACCAGCTTCGGAGTGCTGAATTACTCCGGTATGCTCTTCAACAAGGGCAACACCCGCACCCCTCTGTCTTCCATCATCGGAAGCCGGGCAAAGACCACCAACCATGTTGAGTTCGTCACAGGTCAGGAATACAGCTCTGCCGGTGGCGCACAGCCCGCCATCAGCGAGACCGCGTCCCTGACTGCACCTGATGCCACCGTGGTGACCCGCACCCAGAAAACCAATGTTACGCAGATTTTCCAGGAAACCGTAGGTGTTTCCTACGCCAAGATGTCCAATATGGGCACTCTGTCCGGCGTGAATATCGAGAATCAGCAGGCAAACCCCATCAATGAACTGGATTTCCAAGTGGGCGCAAAGATTCAGAAGATTGCCCGGGATATGGAGTTCACCTTCATTCAGGGCGCATACAACAAGGCCACGGACGATTCCAAGATCAACAAGACCCGTGGCCTGACCACCGCCATTACCACCAATGCTACCGCTATGGCATCCAAGCCCCTGGGCCTTTGGGATGTAGCCGACATGGTGAAGAAGATTTACGGAGCAAACGCTCCCACAAATGGCCTGGTGCTGTGGTGCGATGCCGTGACCATGTTCCAAATCAATGCGGATGCCGTGCAGAACGGTCTTACCGTGGTTCCCGCCGCCCGTGAGATTAACGGTATCGCGCTGTCCAGCGTAATCACTCCCCTCGGCGTGGTTTATCTGTACCTGGGCGAGTGCCTGCCCGCCGGCACCGCACTGCTGCTGAATCTGGATGTTATCGCCCCTGTGTACCAGCCTGTTCCCGGCAAGGGTAACTTCTTCCTGGAGCAGCTATCCAAGACCGGTGCTGGTGAGAAGTATCAGCTGTTCGGCCAGGTAGGTCTTGACCACGGCCCCGAATGGTATCATGGCAAGTTCACCGGTATTTCCACCGATTTCACTGCGCCCACCTACAGCCGCAGCGTGTTCATCGCCAATGACGCAAGCAATCCTGTAAACACCAAGGCTGTGACCGGCTAATAAAGGAGGGCGGGAAGTATGACCGAAGCTGAAAAGATCGAGCTTTTAGCTACTATGACAGACCAGCAAGGAAGCGTGCTTTCCGCCTACCTTGCTATTGCTGGTGATAAAGTGCTGCGAAAACTATACCCGTTTGACGACACGATTAAAGAAGTCCCCGAACGGTATCACATGACCCAAGTGGAGATTGCCGCATATCTGCTGAACAAGCGCGGAGCAGAGGGCGAAACAGCGCACAGCGAGAATGGTATTTCCCGCTCCTATGAGGACGGCGATGTTCCGTCCTCCCTTTTGCGTGACATTGTCCCTTATGCGGGGGTGGTGAAATGAGATGTATGGATCGGAACAAATCGGCATTTTGGTATCTCCTGTATGACGGGAAAACTATGAATATGTCCGATGACGGCTACGAAACCGGGCAAATGTCCGTGAAATACAAGGACGCAGTGAAAATGCTGGCGAATATCTCCCCTGCATCCGGGGCGGCGCAAGTGGAGCAATTTGGGCAATTTGTTTCCTATGACAAGGTCATCGTCACGGATGACATGGATTGCCCCATTGCAGAAGATACCGTTTTGTTTGTGGACAAAAATCCGGAATATAAGGACGAGAAACCGCTTTATGACTACATCGTAAAGCGCGTGGCCAAATCCCTAAATTCTATCTCTATTGCCATAAGCAAGGTGAATGTGTCGTGAAGCACAAGGTTGTTACCACCCTCTCTCCATCCGGCGTACAGCAGATGATCGATTCCGTTCGGGAGTACCGGGAATGGATAAAAAACGGCTGCGCAAGGCTTTTGGGGCGCCTTACACAAGAGGGATACGAAGTGGCAAGCGCAGGCTTTGCGAGCGCCGAATATGACGGAACAAACGATGTAACCGTGTCTGTCGAAGATCGAGGAAAAATAAAGGCCGTTGTCGCCGTTGGCGGCACGGTCTTATTTATTGAATTTGGCACAGGCGTAACATACCCGGATAATCACCCGGAAGCAAGGGACTTGGGAATGGAGCGCGGAGAATATGGCCAAGGACGCGGAAAACAATCCACATGGGGTTATTACGGAGAACCCGGCACAAACGGAACCGTTGTAGGCGAAAGAGCAAAGGGGACGCTTGTTCTTACACATGGTAATCCGGCCAATATGCCCATGTATAACGCCGTAAAAGAATTGGAGCTGCGGCTTGAAGAAATCGTAAAGGAGGTGTTCGGATGATTGATGTGGAACGGATGATTTTTACCCCGATCGCAGAGGCCTTGCGAAAAAAGTTCAAGGGGATAGATGTTTCCGGGGCGTATATAAAATCTCCCCCCAAGTTCCCCCACGCAAGCATTGTGGAACAGGACAATTACACGACCACATCTAATCAGGACAGTTCCGGCGCCGAACGGTATGCAACCGTCATGTATGAGGTCAATGTCTACTCCACCAAAACCGGCGAAAGCAAATCAGAGTGCCGCAGCATCCTGTCAGAAATCGACAAAATGCTGTATGCAATGAATTTCACACGCATTTCCATGACACCCGTCCCGAACATGGACAGTGCGTCAATCTATCGCTTAGTGGCACGATACCGTGCCGAAACGGACGGAAACACACTTTTTAGGAGGTAAATTATGCCAATCAGTACATATAAGAGTTTTCTGATGCAGAAAAGTGCTCCCGGGAACACTTGGACAAAACTGGTGGACATTAAGGAGTTCCCCGACCTTGGCGGTGACCCCGAAATGCTGGAAACCACCACCCTGTCTGACAAGATGCAGACATACATCGCCGGTATTCAGTCTATGGACGGCCTGAGTTTCACGGCAAACTACACACTGGCCGATTACAAGGCTCTGAAAGCAAAAGAGGGTACGGAGGCGGATTATGCCGTGTGGTTTGGCGGAACAGAAGCCGGTGGCTCTGTTACTCCCACCGGCTCTGACGGAAAGTTTTCCTTCAAGGGCCAGCTTTCCGTGTATCCCACCGGCGGCGGCGTAAACGAAGTGGTCGGAATGAATATCACCATCGCGCCCACCACGGTCATCACTTTGGATGACGGCGAGTAAGGAGGAATTATGGCAAAGACAATGACCATCGAGCACAACGATGCGAAATATGTGCTGGAATACACCAGAAAATCTGTGGAAATGATGGAGCGGCAGGGATTCGAGATCGAGGAATTGCAGCGCAAGCCCATGACCTATCTGCCCGCCCTGTTTGCTGGCGCTTTTTTGGCGCATCACCGCTATGTAAAGCGTGACGTTATCGACAAGATCTACGCCCAGCTGCCCAACAAGGGAGATATGCTGGGCAAGCTGGTGGAAATGTATAGCGAACCCATTGTAGCGCTCATGGATGATCCCGAAGCCGAGGGAAACGCCAGCTGGACGGTGGACTGGTAAGCGAACCGCCGCCCGATAAAGAGGGGGGCAATACCCCCCTCTACGCTTACACGGAAAAGTTCTATGAGGTTTTTCCTTATTACCTTGCAATAGGCATGACCTACGAGCAGTTCTGGGAAATGGATTGCGAGTTGGTCAAGTATTACCGCAAGGCAGCGAAAATCAAGCAGGACTTGGACAACCAGAACGCATGGCTACAGGGTGCGTATTTCTATGAAGCCTTGGCGGATGTATCGCCTATTCTTCATGCGTTTGCAAAGAAAGGTACAAAGCCTATTCCGTATCGAGATTCCCCCTATCAGGTGGGTGAAAGCTATAATTCTGCGGAGAAAAAAGTGAAAGAGCAGAAGAATGATAGCCGTGCAAAAGCAATCATGGAAATGTTCATGATTGCAAATAACAAGAAATTCGAGCCGGGAGGTGAAAAGCATGGACAATCTTGAAATTCGCGGACTTGAATTTCAAATCAAAGAAAACAGCGACAGTGCCGTTGCGTCTTTGGGACGGCTTGAAAAAGCGTTGTCCTCCCTAAAGACGTCTACTTCCGGCGGAGCGTCCGGCGTAAGAACTGCTGCAAATCAGATTGCTGCGCTCAATAAAGCGCTGTCTGGATCCGGTGCAGTTGGGCAAAAACTTAAATCTATCGCTGCCGGGCTAAAGGCCATATCCGATGTTGGAACCGTTAAGATTCCAAAATCGCTTGGGACTAATATGCAATCGCTCGGAACGGCACTATCCGGGATTTCCGATGGCGATATAGACAAACTCTACAATGTCGCAGATGCTTTGCGCCCGCTATCCGAACTGGAAGGCGCGCACATGCGTTCGTACATTAACCAGCTCAGCGCTTTTCCGGACGTTGTGCGCGAACTCCGCGCCGCAGACATTGACGAGTTTTCAAACCAAATGACCCGGCTTGCAAATGCGCTGAGACCGTTTGCTACAGAAATGCAACATGTAGCCGATGGATTTAGTGCCATGCCGTCTCGAATTCAGCGGCTCATAACAACGACCGAGAAGTACAACAACACGGTAAACAAAGGCTCCACCCAAACGAGCCGATTTGGGATTTCCCTCAAAAGCATAAAAACGGCAGGGGTTGTGGCCGGAATTCGTATGGTGCGCCAAGGAATCAGCAAGGCCATCACTGAATCAAATGCCTACCAAGAGGATTTAAACCTGTTTACCGTGGCTATGGGGCAATACGCAAAAGAAGCCCAAGAGTATGCGGAAAATGTTGGCGATATAATGGGCATTGACCCCGCAAAATGGATGCGGAATCAGGGCGTATTTAACACTTTGCTGTCCGGCTTCGGATCTGTCGCAGACCGTTCTTACCTTATGAGTAAGAACCTTACGCAGCTCGGATATGACATTTCCTCGTTCTTCAACATCTCCGTTGAAGATGCTATGCAAAAGCTGCAATCCGGTGCTTCTGGCGAATTGGAACCGTTGCGTAGATTGGGCTATGACCTGTCGCAAGCCAAACTGGAACAAACCGCATTGACGCTGGGAATCGAAAAGTCTGTTTCTGCCATGACGCAAGCAGAAAAGGCGGAGTTGCGTTACTACGCCATTATGACACAAGTAACAACGGCGCAGGGCGATATGGCTCGAACCTTAGAAGCGCCAGCTAACCAGTTGCGCATTTTTAAGGCACAGATTGAGATGACAGCCAGGTCTATCGGTAATATCTTTATTCCTATTCTGATGAAGCTTTTGCCGATCGCCATTGCTATAGCTAAGGCAATTCGGAAACTTGCGGACGCTATCGCTAAATTGTTCGGATTTGAGTTGTCGGACATTGATACTTCCGGTGTAAAGAATCTTGCAAGCGGGGCAGAAGACACCGCAGCTGGTCTTGATGATGCAACAAGCGCAGCAAAAGAGCTGAAAAAGTCCGTTATGGGCTTTGATGAGCTTAACATTCTGAACGGCAACACTGCGTCCGGGTCTGGTTCTGCAGGCGTGTCCGGCGGCAGCGGCTTTGACTTTGAATTGCCTGAGTATGATTTTATTGGCGATGCTGTAAGTAAGCAGATTGATGAAGTCACGCAGAAGCTCAAAAATGCGCTCCCGTGGATTCTTGCCATTGGCGCCGGATTAGCGGCGTGGAAACTTGGCCCAAAACTCGGCCTTGATTTGCAGAAAACCATTGGCTTGGCTGTCGGTATTTTTGGTGCGCTTACGCTGGTGCAAAACATTCTCGATTCAATCGTAAACGGCGTTACAGAAGAAAACATGACCGGTATGATTTTCGGCATGACGCTTGCCGTGACCGGGCTATATGTTGCACTTGGGCCGGTTGCTGGAGGAATTACAGCTATTGTTTCCGGTCTTGCTGTGCTGGCTGTCGCGTTTTCTGATGCAGAGAAAAGCGGATGGAATTTCCAGAACCAAATGCTCGCTATTGCCGGAATTCTTGCGGCAGGTGTCGGAATCGGTATACTGATTGGGTCTTGGATTCCTTTGCTAATCGCAATGATTGCATCCCTGCTTCTTAGCATTACTACGTCGACCGGGCACGGACAAGAACTTATCAACGGCGTGAAAGAGACTCTGCAAGGGTTTATTGACTTTTTTGCTGGAATCTTTACAGGAGATACGGAGCGCACAGCGAAAGGGATCGAGAGAATCTTTTCCGGGCTGAAAGGAATAATCGGCTCCGTTATTGATGGCATAAGGGACTGGCTAAATGGGCTGTTGGACTGGATCGACAAAAAAACAAACGGAAAGCTCAAACCGCTTATTACCGGAATCAAGGCTATTGTAACCGCCGTTTTTGGCAACATCAAGCAAACCGTCGGGAATGTAATCAACGAAATTAAGACGATTTTTTCCGGGCTAATCAAGTTTATCTCCGGCGTTTTCTCGGGCGATTTTGACAAAGCGTGGGAGGGAATTAAGGACATTTTCAAGGGCATATGGAACACCATAATCGATCTGCTTAATGGCGCAATCAACATCATCATCAAAGGGATTAACTGGCTCATTAAGCAGATGAACAAGATTAGTTTCGATGTCCCTTCGTGGGTGCCGTTTGTAGGAGGCAAATCTATTGGAGTAAACATTGACTATATCAGCGAGAATGTGCTCCCGCGCCTCGCTAAAGGCGCAGTTATCCCCGCAAACGATGAATTCCTTGCCGTGCTCGGCGATCAGACCCACGGAAATAACATTGAAGCACCGGAAGGACTTATTCGGAAAATTGTCCGCGAAGAATCCGGCGGTTCTGGAGAAGTCCATGTGACCATTGTTCTCGACAGCGTGACTGGGAAGAAATTGTTTGAGACGGTGGTCAGAGAGAACAACGCCGTTGTCCGGGCGACTGGGGCAAGTCCTCTTGTTACATAAGGAGGCCAAATGGCAATTTTAACCATTACAAAGGCAGACGGGACGAATGTCCCGCTGCCTGACCCCAGCGAATATTCGTGGGGCATACAGGATGTTGACGCAGATGGAACGGGGAGAAACCAAAACGGAGACTTGTTTCGTGACCGGGTAGGGATTAAGCGTAAGCTAACTCTATCGTGGCCGCCCATGAAATCCGCGCCGATGTCCACATTGTTACAGGCGGTAGACGAGGTTTTTTTCAAGGTAAAATATCCCGATGCTATGACCGGTTCTGAACGGCAAATGACCGCCTATGTTGGCGACAGGACAGCACCCATGTATAGCCTTATTGATGGCGAATATCAATGGGAGGGTCTTTCCATGAACTTCATCGAGAGGTGAGCCATGCATACTGTAACAGACGCATTTAACGCCGCGTGTTCTGCGCCGGGGCGTGAAATAACCAGCAAGGTAAATTTCAACGGGACGACAGACCTTCCAGCATCGGAGATACAGGAGATTGTTGTAACGGAGCAGTTTGGCTCCTCGGACGGCGTGACCATCGGCGCGGCGTTTTCGTCCAGCTGCAAGATTACATTCTACAAGCAGGACAATCTGCCGCTGAACGGTGCGTATTTTATCCCCTCTGCCGGTATCATGGTGGGCGGTAAAGCCCAGTATGTGCAAAAGGGTAAATACTACATCCCTTCAGATGGCGTAGAGGATAGTGGGAAGCTGTGGGTAACTGTCACAGGCTACGACCGTATGGCTGGGCTGACAGAGGACTATATGCCCACTATCACATTCCCGGCCACGCCGACGCAGATGCTTGTAGACATTTGCACCCAGGCTCGTGTGACCGCGCCCAGCGTGACTATGCCGGACATACAAATCGCCACACCCTATTCCGGTTCTCTGCGGCAGCAGTTAGGATGGCTGGCCGGGCTGATTGGATGCAACGCAAAGTTTGACGCCACAGGCAACCTTGTGTTTTGCTGGTACGCCGACAGTGGCTTGACACTTGGATGGGACGTCCAGTATATGGACGGCCTGGAGCTGACCGCCGACAGCGCATTTACCATCAACAGCCTACTGACCGGTACGAAGGAAAACCCCATCAGCGTCGGCACAGGGCTGGGCATCACATCCACCAACCCCTATATGACCGCCGAGCAGGCCGCAGTGGTGCTTGCTCAAATTTCCGGCAAGTCCCTTATGCCCTGTAAGCTCAAGTGGCGCGGAAACCCCGCCGTGGAGGCCGGGGACAGCGTGACCGTGACCGGGCGAGACGGCAAGGCTATGACGGTCTACGTCATGGAGCAGCGCATGACAATTAAGGGCGGCATGTCCGCTGACATCACCTGCTATGGCACCGAGGACGCGGAGTACTCCGTGGAATCTCCTACACAAAAAAAGGTACAGCAGCAGTACGACGCAGTACGGGAAGCGTTTAAGAGCGCCACGGAAAAAATCATCGGGGCCAAGGGCGGATATTTCGAGATCAACTATGATGAGGACGGCTACCCCACCGGCTGGCAGCTCCGCAATACGCCCACCGTGGAAGATGATACCAAGATGTGGATCATGTCCGACGGTGGCCTGGGCTTTTCCGCCGATGGCGGTAAGACCATCAGCAACATCGCCCTTACGGATGATGGTAGGATTGCCGGCACATCACTGGTTATTGGATCTGTTTCGCAGGATGCTGTTGATGGACTTTCCGATGCGCTGACCTTTATCAACGGGAAGCTGGAATCTAAAATCAGCAGCGCTACCGCCGAAAGCATGATTTCGCAGAGTGCGGATGGCATTCGCGCTGAGATAAGCGGCTTTGGGACAGAGCTGGAAAAGGTCACAACATCGTTTACAGTCGGCGATGACGGCATTGTTATTGGCAAATCTGACAGCCCGATAAGCCTACTCCTTGCCAATAACACACTCCAGTTTCTTCGGGACAACATAGCGGAGTTAGAAATCACCTCGGAAGGCGTGATAGCCAAACGTCTTACCGTGTCCGCCATTATGATCGGCAACGTGATTATCCAGGCGGACGATGACAAAGATGTAATCATCAGTTAAAGGAGGGTGATTATGGCCACCAGCGGCGCAATTACAACAAACACAAAATACGGCTCATACTTTTGGGTGAAATGGGCCATCTCCGGCAGCCAAAGCATCTCCGGCAACAAGACCACCATCGCCTGGTCCTGCGGCCTGACCCCGGGAGAGCAGTATTATGACAAGGCCATCAAAATGTCGGCGGTGACCATCGCCGGGGTAAAGGTGTACGACGGCGGCACCTACTCCAACATTACGGACTACAAGGATCGCACCTTTGCTTCGGGCACGCTGGAGTTGAGCCACAACCCAGACGGCACCAAAAGCTTCACCGTGGCGGCGTTTACCGGATGGCTGTTCGGCAACGGCGACTACACCGCCGCAGCCAAGAGCTTCACCCTGCCCACCATTCCCCGGGCGTCTACCGTATCAGCACCCGGCACTGGTACTCTCGGCACAGCTCTTGCTATCAAGATTGACCGCAAGAGCACAAGCTTTATTGATAAGCTATATTACAAAATCGGGAACAACGAAGCGGTAACGATAACGGCGAGCGCCGGTACGTCTTATTCCTGGACACCGCCTGTTAGCCTGGCCAGTAAGGCACCCAACAGCAAAACGCTGACGGTAAAGATCATTACTAATACCTACAACGGCGATACCTATGTAGGCCGGTCGGAATGCACAGTTACGCTGTCGGTTCCGGCCGCATCGGTGTCGGCACCCAGCACAGGCACCCTCGGAACAGCCCTTGCTATCAAGACCACCCAAAACAATGTGGGCCTCACAAAAAAGCTATATTACAAGGTCGGCAGCAAAAGCGCCGTGCGGCTCACGGAATATGATGGCACAGCGGGAACTTACTCTTGGATGCCGCCTGTTAGTCTGGCTACCAACGCGCCCAACAGCACAAAGCTGGCGGCAACGATCATCTGCGAGACTTACAACGGCACCGCCTATGTGGGCCGGTCGGAGTGTACGGTAACGCTGGCGATCCCGGCAAGCGAGGTGCCATCGCTGACAGTGGCCGTGAGCGACCCCACAAAGGTCAAAACCAACTATGGCGGGTACTTTGTGCAGCTGCGCAGCAAGATCGAAGTTAAAATCACCGGGACAGGTATACAAGGCAGCGCCATCAAATCATACAGGATTAAAGTGGGCTGGTCGGCAGGCTCCAGCACACTGTATTCTGCCGACGCGCAGACCGGCACGACGGGGATATTGCCTTACAATGGCAAGGTATACGTCACCTGTATCGTAACGGACAGCCGAGGGCGCACGGGTACATGGTCGGCGAGCTATGATGTAGCGCCGTACAGTGTCCCCACCATCTCATCCATCTCCGCCACCCGCTGCAAGCAAGACGGCACAGCGAGCCGCACGGGAGAGTACGGCAAGGTCACCTTTACCGCCGCCATCACTGCGCTATCAGATAATAATACGGCGGCTTACAAGGTGCAGTACCGCGAATATGGCGGCACGGGGTTGTGGACGGAGGTAACGCCGACGATACCGACCGCCGATAAGTATGCCCCCAAAAACATCACCACCATTTTCCCCGCAGATACCAATAAGCGCTACACGGTACGCGTGGTGGCAACGGATGCTTTCAGCACCAGCAATTCCAGCATGCGGGACATTTCCGCATCGTTTGTGTTGCTCCACTGGGCAAAATCCATGCTATCCGTTGGAATCGGGCGTCTTTGTGACAAAAGTAGAGCCTTGCAAATTGGGCTCAATACCTATATCGATGGAGAACTGCACGCAAATCAACACCTTTTTATGGGTGGCAATGCGACTACGGACAACGGCTCTAACATACATTTTAAAACCACAAACGTGGCTGCAAATGTGCATAATGTGCGCATTTACGGCGGCGTAGGATCATCTACTACGGCGCTGGGTGTGTATGACGCAAAAAACGATAAATCAATAGCCAGCTATGATGACGTGTCTGGGAAACTAACGTTGCTGGGCTTTACCCCAGCCAACATTACAATTGGCGCGTCCGGGTCGTATCTGAAGAATTTCAGCGGCACGGCGCGGCATATTTCTGCGCTTGGCCTTGGCATCCTGCGCGTATATGGCGAGACGAACGCGGCGATGCCGGCGGGAACGACCTATGACGTGGCCAGCATCGGCGATCACATCCCAACATCGACCTACGCCTTGAGTGTATATAGCCTAAAGAATATGGACGTGCGACTGAGTACGACCGGCACCATACAGATCCGGCCCAAGGAGGATATACCCGCAGGGTACGGCATCTACATTGCAGGGATATGGATCGCAAGCTGAGGAGGTGTGCTGTATGAATCCCCTGTGGTTACTACTGATTATCCCAGCAGCATCTTGTGTGGGGTTTATGTTTGCCGCGCTGCTGGCGGCAGTAAAGGAGGAGGGAAACCATGCCGGAACTGACGATTAAAATACGGAACAAACACCCCATATACGAGCATGAGGCGATTGTCTGCGGCAACAGCGATTATGTGGTGCGCTGGGACTTGGACGAGGAATGGGCCGAGTACGCGGTGAAGACCATGCGCGTGGTCTGCTTTGACGGGCCTACCCACGATGTGGTATTTACCGGCGACACGGTGGCGATGCCCATCATCACCGTCCCCGGGGCTATCCTGGTGGGCATCTACGCCGGGGACATGCACTCCACCACATCTGCGGTGTGGACGGCTCAGTCGTCTATCTACACTAAGGGAGGCACACCCGTGCCCCCCCCCGAAAATGTGTATGCCCAGCTTACGGAAATGCTGAAGGCCGACAAGATCAAGGGCCCCAAGGGCGACAAAGGCGACCCCGGACCGGCGGGGCCTAAGGGCGCGGACGGCACCATGACATTTGAGGACCTAACCGCCGAGCAAAAGGAATCGCTGAAGGGAGAAAAAGGTGACAAGGGCGATCCCGGCCCCCAGGGGCCGCAAGGAAACCCGGGCACACCGGGCGCTCAAGGGGCAACCGGACCGCAGGGAGAACCTGGTGAAAAAGGTGATAAAGGTGATCCGGGCGACAAGGGCGACCCGGGCGACAAGGGCAATCCCGGTGAAAAAGGAGAAAAGGGTGACAAGGGCGACCCTGGGCCTACCGGGGTACAAGGCCCTGCCGGTCCGCAGGGCGAGACTGGCCCACAGGGTGAGCCCGGCGAAAAGGGCGCGGCGTTTACCTACGCTGACTTTACGGCGGAGCAGTTAGCGGCGCTGAAGGGAGAAAAAGGTGACAAGGGTGAGCCCGGCTCTGCCGGAGCGCAAGGGCCCAAGGGCGACCCCGGAGAAAAGGGTGATCCGGGCGAGAAGGGTGACCCCGGAGCGCAAGGCCCGCAGGGTGAACCCGGCTCCGATGCGAATGTGACGGCGGCAAACATCGCCGCCGCGCTGGGGTACGCGCCGGTAAAGCCGGAGGATGTCCCATCGTTCAGCAACAAGAGCGTGCTGGATGCCATTACGGGTATCGTAACGCCGGAAAAGCTGACCAAGCCGGACCATGCGACAGACCTGGTGCAGTATGATGCATTCCAGGCGGCGGCGCAGCGGATCATTGCACAAATCCCGACTGTGCCGGAAGCCTTGAAGAACCCCAACGCTCTTACCTTCGCCGGCGCTGCATCCGGCTCTTATGACGGGAGCGCGGCAAAGACTGTGAACATTCCCAGCGTGCCCACGGCGCTGAAGAATCCCAACGCGCTGACCATCAAGATCGGCAGTACCACCGTTACCTATGACGGCAGCAGCGCCCAAACCGTGGAGATCGCGGACGGTACGGAGGTGAGCTACTGATGGCAAAAAGGCTGTATGAAGAATCCTCCGTGCAGGCTATTGCCAGCGCCATCCGGGCCAAGACCGGCGGGACGGATACCTACAAAATCGGGGATATGGCGGCGGCCATTACGGCCATTTACGACAGTCCCATCGTGGATGAGGCCCTGGAGAACACTACCCAGTACCGGCAGATGAATCCATCAGCGGCGGGATTCCTGGCCGATGTGGATTACACCGAAAACGCAGGCGATTACTCCGTCACGAAGGTCACCCCGTATTATTCGGCGACAACGGCCTACAGCAAGGAGGAGCCGGACGGGCTGAAGGTCAAAGTTCCGGCCAACACCGCACTCGCCATTGCACAGGGCGGCAAAACCAGGAGCGAGACGCTTTCCGGCGAAGGGGTCCTATACAACCTGGAGCCGCTGAAGGCCGGTACATTCGCGTTCGGCGGCAAGACCTACAAGATCGTGCCCGAGGGTGGTGTGCGTATGATCTATACGCCCAGCGTGTGGAATGTCCGGGACCTGGGCGGCTGGGCCTGTACCGGTGGCCGTGTGAAGTACGGGAAAATATTTAGAGGCGGTCACTTTGGCAGCATCACCAATGCCGACAAGGCAACCATTGTGGATTGGCTCGGAATTGCGGCAGACATTGACCTCCGCAACAACAGTGAGACTGGTAGCATTACCACCTCGCCGCTTGGCGCAGATGTGGAGTATTTTCATCAGTCGCTTGACTACTACGCCAACGCCGTCAGCACCAGCGCGGCCTCCGCCCGGACGGTGGCGGTGCTGAAAAAGGTGATGGCCTGCGTGGCGGCGAACAAGCCCTGCTACTTCCACTGCATGAGCGGCGCAGACCGCACCGGAACCATCGCGTATCTGCTGCTGTCGCTGTTGGGCGTGTCTCAGAGCGACAAGGACAAGGACTACGAGCTGACGGCCTTTTCCGATGAGGTAGACGGCAGGCGCTTTAGAAACAGCAACTACAACGTCACCAACGGCAACGGGTGGTATCCGCTCATTAAGTATTTCCGGGACACCTACACCGGCGAGAATGATAATGAGCGAGTTGTGGCATGGGCGGTCGCCAGCGGCATTACTGCGGCGGAAATCAAAGCGTTCCGTGCAGCCATGATCTCCGGAGACGCTGGGGAAGTCATCGTGCCGCCGCAGGAGTACACCGTAACCAACACCCTTACCGGCTGCACCAGCAGCAATGCGGCAACTACAGTAACCGAGGGCGACGCTTACTATGCGACCATCACTGCAAACAGCGGATATGTGATGGACGGCGCAGCGGTGCAGATCAAGATGGGCGGCACGGATGTGACGGCGCTGTACTACGCAGACGGTGTTATCAGCATCCCGGATGTTAGTGGCAATATTGAGATCATCATCACGGCAGCGGTGTATGTGCCGTCCTATACCAACGTGCTGCCGGCAGCCGTAGACCCCAACACCAAGAGCGGCGTGTGGGACGGCAAGGGCTATCGCAACGGCGCTTATGCATCCTCCACCAAGCCCTACTATGGCACGGATGAGGCCTGCTGGTGTACCGGCGCTATCGCGGTGCAGCCGTCCGATGTCATCTATGTCAAGGGGGCAACGCTGGAGGGCAGCGGCCATGAGCGGCTGGGTGCTTTTTCCGGCACGACTGGCGGGTGTCATTTCTGCAAGCAGTACACGGCGCTGTCCGGTATGGCGACTGTGACAAAGCTGGGGGACAAATACTACAAGATCGTGCTGGATGCCAGCTATGCCAACTATGCCAATATTGGCTATATCATTTTTTCCGCCCAGGGCACCGGCGATGGTGTCGTGGTAACCAAGAACGAAGAGATCGCTTAATGGAGGGCAAACAAATGACAGAAGCAATCATCGTGGCGCTGATCACCGGCGGCCTGTCGCTGCTGGGGGTACTTATCACCAGCCGACAAACCACCAAGGACGTGGAGGCCAAGCTGGACAAGCAGCAGGCCGTCACGGACACCAAGCTGGAGGAGCTGACCCGGGAGGTCCGGGAACACAACAATTTTGCCCGGCGCGTCCCGGTGCTGGAGGAGCAGATTAAGGTCGCCAACCACCGCATCGAGGACCTGGAAAACAAGCATTAATTTTTGTGGTGCCCGCTTCGGGCACAGAAAGGAGCAAATCATGAAGATTCCCGACAAGCTGTATGACATTCTCAAGTGGGTGGTCATCATCGTCCTGCCGGCCATCGCCACGCTGTATGCGGCCCTGTCCGCCGTGTGGGCCTGGCCGTACTCCCAGGAGATCGTCACCACCATCACCGCCGTGGACACGTTCCTAGGCGCGGTGCTGTGCATCTCCACGGCAACCTATCATAAGGAGGAAAATGAAAATGGCTAAAGTGTATCTGTCTCCCAGCAACCAGACCGACAACCGCTACGCCTACGGCAACACCACCGAGGCCGTCCAGTGCGGTAAGATCGCCGATGCCTGCCGCATCGCCCTGGAGCGCAGCGGCGTGACCGTGAAGGTGGGGCATATGCCCTCCATGCAGGATAAGTGCAAGGAGTCCAACGCCTTTGGCGCGGACCTCCATGTGCCCATCCACACCAACGCCTTTAACGGCAAGGTCAGCGGCACCCGCATGTTCTGCTTTAACAGCAGCGGCGAGGGCATGAAGGCCTGCAAGGCCATCTTTGCCCGGCTGGCCCCCATCACCCCCGGCACCAGCGAGAATATCCGGGTGGACGCCTCCCTGTACGAGGTGCGGGTGCCCAGCGCCCCCACGGCGTATATCGAGTGCGAGTTCCACGACAACGCCGAGACGGCCAAGTGGATCGTGGAGCACACCGCCGACATCGGCGAGGCCATCGCCCGGGGCATCTGCGACTACTTCGGCGTGACCTTCAAGGCCCCGGAGCAGCCCAAGCCCGCAGCCGACAAGCTCTATCGCGTCCAGGTGGGTGCATTCGCCAGCCGCGCCAACGCCGAGAAGATGCTGGCCAAGCTCAAGGCCGCTGGCTTTGACGGGTATATCCGGGAGGGGTAAATTAACACCTGGAGAGCGCAGAGGACATCGCTACGCCGGCCTCGCGCCCGTGCATAAGCATCCGCACCTCCACGGCTATTTGTTTTGCGTATGAACAGCAACCACAAGGCCGTAAGGGATTTTTTGTCAAATCTGCCGCCGAAACGAGCCGTTGCTTTTGTTGATTCTTTTTTGCTTCCTGACAATGAAGCGATGGTGGTCATAGAATGCGATGTGCGCCGCAAAAGTTGCGTACAGGTATCTATGGAGCGGAATATGTCCGTTGAAACCGTAAAGCGGCACAGATGCAGAGCGTATCATAAAATTGCACAGGAACTATTTATCCCCCTGCCTTAAACGGCGGGGGGATTTTTGCTTTTTTTGACACTTTTCAGGCACTTTCGGGTGCCTGTTTTTTTGTATCATAAAAGCAGAAAGAAGGTGGCAAAATGTACGAACGGCTTATAGCTTGCGGTTACACGGAGCAAATGGCAAGGGATATTTTGACATTGTTCCCAGACCCGGAAGAATTGCGGATATATGTATATTTTGCCGAATTGTTCCGTGAAGAAAGGACGGTATTTTGATGGCACTTAATCCTTACTATCAGAATCCATATCAGCCAATGGGATATAACGGCCAATACGGCAATTATGCCCCTCAGAACGCCGCAGGAGCCCCGCAAGCGTTTGTGTGCCAAATTACAAGGGTAAACGGGAGAAACGGCGCAGAGGCTTTCCGAATGGCCCCAAACAGCTCCATTCTGCTGATGGACGAGAATGACCCTATCGTGTGGATGAAACAGACGGACGGCGCGGGGTATGCAACGGTAACGCCCTACACGGTTTCTCCGTATCAGGATACCCCGCTTGTGGATGTAAGCAGTCTGGAAGAGCGCGTAAAGAGATTGGAGGACACAATCAATGGCAAATCCAATGATGCAAATGCTGATGGGAAACGGAAGTCGAAAGCCGAATAACCCCCTTGCGATGGTGGCAGAGTTCCGAAAATTTGCTGCCGGCATGACCCCGCAAAAAGCACAGCAGGAAATCGAGCGGTTACTAACTTCTGGGCAAATGAGCAAAGAGCAGTTTGCTGATTTGCAGAAACAAGCAAAGGACTTTATGCAATTCCTGAAATAGGCCGGGTCGACACGGTTTATTTATAAAAATTTATGAAAGGAGTTTTCCACATGGAGAACGGTATGTCTCTTAGCGATATCGCCGCTGTGACGCGCGGTACAAACGAAGAAAACGGCTGGGGCTCCGGCTGGTTTCTCATCGTTGTTCTGTTCCTGTTCATGTTTGGTTTTGGCGGCAACGGATGGAATCGGCAGGGTGAGTTCGGCCAGTTCGCCACCGCTGCCAGCCAGCAGGAGATTCTGTTCGGCCAGCAGTTCGGGCAGATCAACGACCGTCTGACCAACATCGGTAACGGCATCTGCAATCTTGGTTACGAGATGCAGGGCGGCATCGGGCAGTTGGGCAAGGAGATGGCTTTGGCGCAGAACGGCACCAACATGACCATCATGCAGACCGGCAACAGCATCCAGAGCCAGATGGCGCAGTGCTGCTGCGACACAAAGCGGGCCATTGACGGCGTAAACGCCAACATCGATGCCAAGTTTGCGGCGCTGGAGAAGTCCCAGCTTGAGCAACGAATTGCGGAGCAGTCCGCCCGCATTGCCAGCCTTGAGATGGATAACCGGATGTATGGTGTGGTGCGCTATCCCAACGGCTACACTTACAACGCCGGGAATTCCCCCTTCTGCGGCTGCAACAGCTGCTGCGGCGCAAACATCTGACACAGAACGATAGGCCCCTTTTGGCCGGGTTATGGGCGGGGCTGGTGTCCCGCCCTTTTAATTTAGAAAGGAGATTTTACAATGTCTTGCAAATCTGCGATTTACACTGCTATGCAGACCCCAACGGAGGTTGCCGTAAATGGTGTTATCCCTCTGGGTAGTCTTATCCGCCGCTATGGATGTGATATTTCTTTGAACGGAAACGCTGTCAATATCGTTGGCAAAGGATATTATGATATCGATGTGTCCATCACTGTATCCCCCACGGCGGCAGGGACGGTCACTGCAACGCTCATCAAGGACGGAGTGGTTGTTCCCGGTGCGACAGCTTCCGCAAATGCTGCGGCTGGCGCGCCTGTTGCGCTGGCGTTCCCCGCTCTTGTGCGTCAGGCGTGTTGCGCATCCGGCTCTGCGCTGTCGCTGGTACTGACTGGCGCGGCATCCACAGTTAGTAATGTTGCCCTCCGGGTACAGCGCATCTGATGGAGGTGCGTGATGAAAGTTATTGAGAAATTGGAAAATTTTATCGATAGCGAGATCCACGATGCAGAAGTATATGCAAAGTGCGCCCTAAAATACAAGGAATCCGACCCCACGCTTGCGAAACTGTTTTACGATTTATCCACGGAAGAAATGCGGCACATGGATTTGCTACATGGAGAAGTTGTACGCCAGATTGAGCAGTATCGCAAGGCGAAGGGTGAACCGCCCGCCTCCATGCAGGCTATCTATGATTATCTGCACGAGAAGCAAATCGACAAGGCAAAAGATGTAAAGAGCTGCCAAAGCATGTATCGCAATGGGTAAATATCGCCCGAAAAGTGATAGTAATTTGATAGTAACCCAAACGATACGGCGCAGTATAGCGTAACATTTTTACAAGAAAAACACCGATAAATACCGTGTTATACCGCTTTATTGCAACAATATACTGCGCTTTTCGAACTGGCTTACGCCTTTTAAGCAGGGTGTCCGGGGTTCGAATCCCCGACGGGGCACCAAAAAAAAGCCTTGAAACTCAACGGTTTCAAGGCTTTTCTTTTTTGTTTATTTCTTATTTGTTAGTAACGTGTTAGTAACAGCATCCACAAGTGTCTGCGCGTCGATGTGTGTATATATGTTTGCGGTGGTGGAATAATCGGCGTGTCCGAGTATTTTTTGCAGCATTTCCGGGGGCAATCCCTCTTTTACCGCCCGGGATGCGTATGTGTGGCGTGTGGCGTGTGGGGTCTTGCGCTCTATGCCCAGCCGGTCAAGGAGTGGGTAAAAATCACGCCTGCGGAAGTTTGCTGGGACTTTTTGCCCATCGTAGCCGGATAACAGCAGCTCCCCCGTTGCTCGCTTCGCAAAGTAGGCAAAGTATTTTTTCCCCTCCTGGCGAACGGGGATAATTCGGTTTCGTCCGGCTTCGGTCTTTTCACCGCCGATCACATAATCGCCGTGATAGTCTGCCAGCGGCAAAAAAAACAGCTCTCCAATACGCATACCCGTTGCCAGCAGCATCAAGACAATTTTCGCCGCATCGCTGTTGTCGGATTCCAATTTTCGGATATCTTCCTCCGTGAAGATGTCCTTTTCTTTTTTGACATTCTCCGGCAGCCGGACAAACTTTGCAAAATTTGTTGTGCAGATTTCCTCCCGGATTGCCCAGTTCGACATCTGCGTTATGAGCTGCTTGTACTTGTTCACGGTGGAATGGCTCTTGGTCATGTGTGGGTCAAGTACGGCCTGAAAGTCTGCGGTGCGGAGATCACGAAACTTTTTCCCGTGCAACGGCGTAAATATGCGGTAGGCGTTGTTATATGATTCTATCCCCTGCTTGCCGATCTCTTTGTAATGCTCCTCTTTCCAAGCATCAAAGACTTCCGCAAAGGTCATATTATACCGCTCCGTTAAACTCTTGCCGTTCAACCGCTCCAAAGCGTCCAGAGCGTCCGTTTTGCGCTCATAATGCCCGATAATCACTTTGTTTTTTGCGGCCACCCAAGGCGATTTTCTACGCCCAGCCAGTTTGTATACAGTTCCGGTGCCGTTTGCCCGCTTCAATGCCTTGCGCCGCTCTGTTACCTGTTTTTTGCCACAGAGATGGCAATATACAGCGCCCGGGACAAGAGCTGTTCCGCATTTAATGCAGTTGCTCATTTTCTGCTTCCTCGCCTTGTTTGGATTTTTTGTCCGCCGCAAGAGTGGACAATAGCACGGATGTAAGTACGCCGATACCCACCGCCAAAAGCGCAATGACAATCCATGCAATCGTTCCGGTTGTCTTAGATCGGATCAGGCCTTCGTCCTGCACACGGTAATCAAGCGCCACATACCATGTAACTATACCCAGCAGAATAGCGGACAGCAGCGATGCGATATACAGCATCGTGCGCTGCCGCCTTGCTTTTTTCTTCTGCTCCTCTGCTGATTTGGACAGCTCATCGTATGCGCCCTCTATCCGTGCAAGGCGCACATCCTCGTCATGGACTTGCTGGAGCTGCTTGATTTGGTCTTGCGCCAAAACAACCTCTACAATGCCAAAGTAACGGTCCATAGACACCCCCAGCACCTTGCAGATGGGGCCAGCCGCATACACGCCCGGTGCTTTAGATGTGGATGCGAAAAAGTTGTTGACGCTGGACAAAGGCACACCGGATTGGTCTGCTATCTCCTGCGCCGTGATGTGCTGTTCCAGTTTTGCGTCCCGACAAGTGTCCTGCAACGATTTCTCCATGTTTTATTGCCTTCTTCCCCTTTTTCGGGCATAGCCCGCATTATTTTGCAAACCCCAAATTTGGGGATATTGCCTTTTTCGGGATTGCACCGCCCGATTTGTTTTTGATATGGTATAGGCGCAAACGATAAACCGTTAGGTGATTCGTGGGCAATACCCTCCCCGTCCGGTGCGGGGATGGGGAGGGTAGAACAAAATTTCTATTTTCTACGATTTTGTTGCACAAAAGTGTGCAACAAACACCGTGTTTGGTGGTATAGGTGAAAACACTTATTGTGGAGGAATAGAACGGATGTTTGCAATCGCAGAGAAATATGGTATAATTAGAAAAGAGCATCCCGTGTACGCCAAAGCGGATTTTATGTCCGCCTTGCGCACACTGACGGAAAAAGAAAAAGTCGAACTATGGAAGGAGCTTGAAGAAAATGGAATTATCAAACGCAAAAGTCCTGATTGCATCTGACGGCGAAAAGACATTTGTCCTCGTAAATGGAACACCGCTTATCGGAGATAAGGTTGATTTCAAATGCGATATGTGCGGTGTCCGGCTCAGCGTGTCTAACGCACTGCTTACGCCTAACCTGTATAAAGCCAGTGACTTCGCCGCATTTGTGAAAAACAAGTTAGGTTATGACCTGTCCGTCATGTAAATCCCACATGAGGACGGTTTCCGGGTCTTTCTGGTCCATGTAGGCAATGCCCGCATCCATCAGGATAACACCACCAAAAGGCGAATACTCGGCATATCCGGCAGCGCAAATCTCCTGTAACCCATCCTTTATTGCTTCTGGAATCGGCATGAAGAATGTGGAGTTTTGCTTCGACTGCCCGTATGCCCGGCGCTGGCAGTAATGCGTGTAGAGAGCTGCCAGCGCCTTTTTTGCACTCCTTGTCAGCTCAACGCCCATCGCTGCGCCTCCTCTGCTGAATCTCCACAAGCTTCTGCATCGCTTGAAGAATTTGGTCATCCGTCCAGTTTTCGGCCTGTTCTTCCCAATCCTTCATAGTCGGCACGAATCCCTCGGCATTTATGCCGGGGGCTTTTTTTATGCTTGGGTCATCCGTTTCGCCCCGCAAATATTCCGGCGTTGTGCCGAGTTCCTCCGCCAGTATTCGGAGCGGTTCATCTTTGATGTTCGAATTTTGCTTTTTTGCGTCCCGCAAATATGTCGGTCCGAGATTCATCTTTTTGCAAAGATATATTTTCGATTTCCCGCTTCCTTTTATAAGTTCTTCAAGCCTGTCATATCTAAACAAAAAAGCGCCCTCCAATTTGTGAGAATTAACAAACTCCAAAAAAAGAGTTAAAAAAGGCTTGCATAACTCCAAATTATGAGGTATCTTTATATCAGGCCCACCGAAAAAGGGTACAAAAACACCAGCCCCCACGAAAGCGGCTTTTAACAATTTCTTTTGGCGAAGGTATTGTACCGCAGTTTTTGTGGAGTGTCAAGTGTGAAAACTCATGAATATGAGTTTTCGGTGGGCGTTGACTGCGGCGGGGATAGAAAAACCGCCCCGTGCGGTAACACGAGGCGTGGTGCAGGAGTTTCCCCTCCCCACCTCCGCACCGGGCAGGGAGGGGATTTAACAGCAAGAATCGCTGTCTTTGAACTCCTGCAAGGCGATTATAGCACGAACGCCCCGCCGCAGTCAATGAAATCTCACATATAAGGAGGGAATGCAATTTGACATTGAGAGAAATGCGGGATAGAGCAAATCTTTCCTGCACACAGGTAGGCAAGAAACTGTTTGTTGACCAGTCCTGCGTAAGACACTGGGAGTACGGAGACTGGGCGCCGGCACGGAAGTATTACAAGAAAATGGCAAAAATGTACGGCGTGTCGGAGGAGGAAATCAAGGCTGCTGCGGAAGCTATCCGGGCGGCGAATAAGGAGGAACGATGATTAAGACGATGTCGCTGCAAGAGTGCATGGAGCATCTTCGGGCGCATGGACTGAGCATTTCGCAAGACACGCTGTCAAACGGGATTGAACAGGGTGTGTATCCTTTTGGTCTGTGCGTTATCGGAGGGAAACGGCGTGTTTTTCAGATTTTCCCCAATCTGCTGGACAAGTGGATTGCGGAGCGGGAGGAGTAAACATGGATGGTTACACATTGACGCTGGTCATCATCGGCGCGGCTACGGTGGCGTGGATGTTCGTGAAGCTGTTGGACAAGCTGGATAGACCAGGCAAGTGAGAATTTGGGATGAATGAAGATGCAAAGACATTACTACGCCATCGTGGCTGAAAAGTGCGGCGTCCGGGTAACTATGCGGTCGGAGCGCGATGTGGCCGAGGTGGGCGACCTGGTTTGCGGCAGCAATAAGGCAGCCGTATATTCCAGGTACAAGGTCATCGCAGAGCCACACTTTGTTCTGTGCGGAACCAGTGAGGACGATTTCCTGAACGCCCTGTATGCGGGGGATATTCCACAGGTTTCCAAGGTCACCCGGGATATTTGGAAGCTAGAGCCGGAAAAGGAGGATGCATCCGATGTGGACAACTGACCCGGTATGGGACGCGGAGTGCTACGCAGAGGAGCAGGATAGGCGGCTTGCGAGGATGCCTGTGTGCGATTGCTGCGGCTGCCGCATTACAGATTTCCCCGCTCTGCACTACAAGGACATTTGGCTTTGTGGAGAGTGCGTCAGCGACAACGAGGAGTATTACGAGGAGGCGTTGGAATGAGCGAGGGCGGCGTATTGCGGTACATCAAGACATCCGTGGATATTTACTTCCCGGAGGGGCATATGGCGTGTAACCTCTGCCCTCTGCTGGAAACATATTCCCGCAACCAGTGCAGGAGAACGGGCGAGTATCTGATAGACACAAGAATCATTGGTGCGCACTGCCCGCTGGAAATCATTGACGAGGAGGAAGAATTTTGAACATCTACGAGAAAATCGCTGCGATTATGCAGGATGTCCAGTATCTTGCAAAGGACGATCATGTAGAGTTCGGCAGCACCAAGTATAAAGCCCTGAGTGAGGAGAAAGTCACATCCATCATGCGGGCGGAGCTGCTGAAACACAAACTGGTTGTATACCCCATCGCACAGACGGCAACGAGAACCGGGAACATCACCCATGTGGATGTGATGTACCGGATGGTTAATGTGGAGAACCCGGAAGAATACATCGAAATCGCGTCCTGCGGCGATGGCGCGGACACACAGGACAAGGGAAGCGGCAAGGCCATGACATACGCTTTTAAGTATATGTGGTTGCGGACCTTTGCATTGCCCACCGGTGAGGACCCGGACAAGATTTCCTCCGCCGAACTGGACGAGAAAGAGCGGAACGCCGCACCTGTATGTGAGCGGTGCGGATCGGACATTGTGTCTGTAAGGAAGCGCAACGGCGAAATGTGGACGGTAAAGGATATGGTTAAGTATTCCAAGGGCCGCTACGGAGCGCAGATGTGCGCTGAATGCATGAAGTCTGCGAAGAAGGAGCAGGACAATGCTGCAGGCTGATGTGACCGCCGCCCGGTGGCAGCAGGACAGCGATGGGGCGTGGCTGTGCCTTCGGGTGCAGTCCCCTCGGGCGGCAATGGCCGTGTGCGACGAGCTACAGCCCGGCAAGGAGTATGTAGCGCAAATCAAGCGCAAGGGCAGGAGCCTTGACGCAAATGCGTATGCGTGGGTGTTGCTGGACAAGCTGGCGGCGCACTATGGGATTCCGAGGAATGATGTGTATCGTGATGAGATCAAGATCATCGGTGGCGTAAGCGATGTCCTGTGCATTGTATCAAAGGCGGCGGATGAGTTCTGCCGAAAATGGGAATCCAAAGGAACGGGCTGGATGGCAGAGCAAGGGCAGAGCAAAATTCTAGGTTGCGTGAATGTGACCGTCTGGTACGGCTCCAGCACCTACGATGTGGAGCAGATGAGCCGCCTTATCGACCAAATTGTTGCCGATTGCAGGGAGGCAGGCATCGAGACGCTGACCCCGCAAGAGCTGGATTCCCTGAAATCTCGCTGGGGCGAAGCCCAGCCGCTGGGAGGTGATAAAGGTGACTGACAATAGACGGTGCTTCCTGTGCGGCAGAAATGGCGCAAGTGACCCGCTGGAGCGGCACCACATCTTCGGCGGCGCATACCGAAACAAAAGCGAGAAATACGGCCTTGTGGTGTATCTCTGCGGCGATAAGTGCCACAGGAACGGTGGGAACGCTGTACACCGCAACGGAAACCAAATGCGTCTGCTGCGCCGATATGGTCAGTTAAAGGCCATGCGGGAGCAGGGCTGGACGGAAGATGACTTCCGGCGAGAATTCGGAAAAAGCTATTTGTAAGGAGGAAAAAGATGGTAAACAGAATGATTTTGCAGGGGCGGCTTTGCGCTGACCCCGAACGCAGAGCCACACAGAACGGGACAACGGTGTGCAGCTTCCGCGTGGCGTGGAGTGAGAAGGTAAAGGACAGAGAAACGAAGCTGTTCCTCCCCTGTGTGGCATGGCAGGGAACGGCAGAGCTGATATGCACCCACTTTTCCAAAGGCAAGGAGATCATCGTGGAGGGCAGGCTCTCCAGCCGGGACTATGAGGACAAGACCGGCAACAAGCGCACTGTGGTGGAGCTGACCGCCGACAGGGTGCATTTCTGCGGTAGCAAGGACGCTGTACAGAAACCCACGCAGACCTTCACGGAGATTTCCGAGGACGACGGCGATTTGCCGTTCTAAGGCGGTGCGCCGATGCCGAACAGAATCATACGCGAGAGCATCTGCACCAGCGACAGCATAGATCGGCTTTCGTGGTTCGAGGAGGTCTTGTTCTATCGGCTGATTGTTTCTTGCGATGATTTCGGGCGCTATGACGGACGGGCCGCAATTATCAAAAACAGGCTATTTCCTTTGAAAGAAAATCTTACTCTGAAAACTGTAGAAAACGCCCTTCATGGATTGGCGAGTGCTGGATTGGTTACCCTTTATACTTCACAGGGCAAGCGCTTCCTCTACCTACCAACATGGGGTAAGTATCAGAACCAGAGAGCGAAGGAAAGCAAATATCCTGAGCCTGTAGAGCCTACGCAAGCAGATGAAATCATTTGCAAACAAATGAATGCAGATGTTCCCGTATTCGAGAATCGAGAATCGGGAATCGATATACGAGAATCGAGAAGCGAGAATAATGCGCGCGATGCGCGCTTCTCTCCGCCTTCTTTGGCCGAAGTTCAGGCTTATATCTCCGAACGGGGGTCTGCGGTTGACGCACAGCAGTTCGTCGATTTCTACGCCAGCAAGGGATGGATGGTGGGCAAAAACCGCATGAAGGACTGGAAGGCCGCCATCAGAACATGGGAGAAGCGCAGAAAGGAGGAAGCCGGTGAACAGCCAACAAAGCAAGAATACCATGTCGGAACATGGCTGTGACATCTGCGGCGGGCTGGGCTACACCGTCCGGCGCACGGAAAGCGGCGAACTGGTGAGTAGCACTTGCAAATGCGAGATCATTCGGCAAAACAGAATTCGCATGGAGCGTTCCGGTCTGGCCGGTCTGCTGGATAACTGTACATTTGAGGCATTCCAAACGCGGGAGTATTGGCAACAGGCCGCAAAGCAAGCGGCGGAGAAGTATTTGACCGATTGGAAGGGCAAGTGGTTTTTCATCGGCGGCTCTCCCGGAACTGGAAAAACCCACCTATGTACGGCGATTTGCGCCAAGCTGATGGACGGCGGAATCCCTGTGCGGTATGTGCAATGGCGGGGAGATATTCCGGCAATCAAGGCAAAGGTAAACGACGCGGAAGCATACGCTGAAGCCATGCACCCGCTGAAAACCGTCCGTGCGCTGTATATCGACGATTTTCTAAAGGGCAGCGTTACGGATGCCGACAAAAACATTGCCTTTGATCTGCTGAATGCCCGGTACATCGACCCGGATGCAATCACGATCATCTCCACGGAGTTGACCATTGACCGCATTTTGAGCTGGGATGAAGCCATCGGGAGCAGAATTAACCAGAGGGCGAGGGATTATATGCTAAACATCGGCAAAAAGCAGAATTGGAGGCTGAAATGAAAGTTTTGGTTGCCTGCGAAGAATCGCAGGAGGTATGCAAAGCGTTTCGGGCAAAAGGCCATGAATCGTATAGCTGTGATATACAGGAACCGTCCGGCGGCCACCCAGAGTGGCACATTTTAGGCGATGCCCTTGTGGCTATCAATGGGGGGCAAGTGACCACGATGGACGGACAAACGCATGACGTCGGCAAGTGGGACTTGCTAATCGCACACCCGCCGTGCACATTTCTTTCCTATGTGTCGCAAATCCATTTCTCGCTGAAACACACACCAGCGGAAAAGGTCATCACCAGATGGAAAGAACGCGCTTTGGCGGCGGTATTCTTCATGCGGTTTCTGACGGCAAATGCAGAAAGGATCGCAATAGAGAACCCTGTCGGGTTTATGAACACGGCGTTTAAGAGCGCAGACCAGACAATCCATCCGTATATGTTTGCGGATAGTGAAGAGGATACGGAAAACTACGTAACAAAAGCGACTTGCTTGTGGCTGAAAAACCTGAAACCGCTACGTGGGAATGACCTTCCGAAGCCAGATAACGGGAAACTGTTTGGAAAGTTTCCGAGCGGGAAAAACAGAACGTGGGAGGACACATATTCCAGAAGCGCAAAAGTTAGGAGCAAAACCTTCCCCGGCATCGCCAGAGCGATGGCGGAGCAGTGGGGCGGATTGGAGGAATGACATGACCACATTACGCATGATTCCCGGCATTACATACACCCGGAAAAACCTTGAAGCATTGACCGGGATGCCGGACAGAGCAAACAGGCACATGATCCGAGCCCAGCGGCGGCAGGGGGTGCCCATTGTGGCCCTCCCGGACGGAGGGTATAGGCTGGCCGAAACGGAGGAGGAAAAGAAGATGCTCCTTGGCATGTACCTGTCGCGGTTTTTGGACGAGCTGACCACTTATAAGCGGCTTGCAAAGGCCATGCAGGTGCCGGGTCAGATGACCGTGGAGGAGCTGCTGGAGAAAGCGAGGGACGTATGACGGTATACATGCGAGTAAGCCGCGACAAATACGAGCTGCCAGATGCCGTTTCCGAATCTATCATCGAGCTGGCTAACATTTGCGGCGTAAGCTGGCGGACGATCTACCGGGCCGTGTACGGTGGCAAACGAGCCAAGGGACGGCCCAAGTATGTGGCCGTACCGATAGGGGAGGGAGACGATGATTGAGATCACGGTGCCGCTGCCACCGATCACCAAGAAAAACTCGATGCGGATCATGCACAGCAGCAAGACGGGGAAGCCGTTTATCATGCCGTCCAAGCAGTACCAAAGCTACGAGGCGGAGGCTGTATGGTACTGCAAAAGAGCCAGAGTGCAGCGTCCCATTGAGGAGCCCGTGGAGGTCAAATGCCTGTTTTATATGCCTACCAGGCGGCGAGTGGATTTAACCAATCTGCTGGAATCCATCGACGATGTGCTGGTAAAGTCCGGTGTGCTCAAAGACGACCACAGTGGCATTATCGTTAGCCATGACGGCAGCCGGGCGCTGTATGACAAGGATAACCCACGGACGGTTGTGTATATCCGGGAGATGGAGGGCATGGATGGGACAACCTGAGATGCGCGTATGTAAGCGCTGCGGCATGGAAAAGCCAATCACAAACTACAACAAAAAAGGTGTCAACAAGTGGAGGACAACTTGCAAACAGTGTGAGGCAATCGCCCGAAAGATGCGCCGGATAAGGGAAAAGAGGCTCACAAACCAAAACAACGTGGAAAGCAGGGGGACGCTCTGTTGGAGATGCAAAAAAGCTGTCGGGCGCTGCGCATGGACGGAGCTGGATAGCTCTAAAAAGGTACGATTTGAGCCGGTGCCGGGATGGGTGGCGGTCAAATCGTCTGGCATCCCGGGCCGAAAATCGGAATCTTACCTGGTGCTAAGCTGCCCAGAGTTTGAGCCGGACGAAAGGGGTGGCGTTGGTGAATGATTTTGACTACGACTGCATGCAGAAAAAGCGCGTGGCACGAGGGGCGTTTGCCCACATCAACCGGAAACGCGGCGGGTGCTCGCTGCCCAGCGACGCACTCACAGAAAAACAGAGAAGGGAGAAAAACGGAGAGGTGAAAAGCTATAATATCACGCGGCCAATGCCGTGGTATGAATTTAAGCCTATGCCGGAGGATCTGAAGCGCGAGTTTTTCCGCAACATGCAATCTTTTGGCGGTACGGCCAAATGGCTGGCGGAGGAAATGAACGCTTGTGATGCAACGATACGTCGCGAAGCGGAATTAGTAGGTGCGCCATTCCGGCGCGGTGGCCGGAACGAAAAAATGTGGCAGAGCAAAGTTGCAGAGTGGGCTAACGCGGATGCGGTGGCCGTACATACGGCAGATGCGCAGGTTGAGGGGGGGCACATCATCTCCGATGCGCCGAAAGCCGAAAAGCCACAGACGGGCGCGAAGCTGTTACATGCCCGGCTGGAGATGAGCGGAGACCGGGAAGCCTTGCTGGCGAATCTGCGGGTGCTGCTGCCAGATGAAGGGCAGGTGACGGTGGAATGGTGACCGGCAGAGAGATGGGCGCAAAATTATATCACGACAATTTCCAAAATTACAAGAAATACGGCATACCAAAAGCCCAGCTTGTGATTGCGGATATACCCTACAATATCGGCGCAAATGCCTATGGAAGTAACCCTATGTGGTATAACGGCGGGGACAATGCCAATGGGGAGAGTAAATTTGCCAAAAAGAGCTTTTTTAACTCCGATGGCTATTTCAAAATCGCGGAGTATATGCACTTTTGTTCCAGGCTGTTGAAACCGGAGCCAAAGCAAAAAGGGGAAGCCCCGGCGATGATCGTATTCTGCGCTTTTGATCAAATCCAAACCGTGGCGGATTACGGGGCCCGGTACGGATTCAAAAACTGGTATCCGATTTTTTTCTGCAAGAATTATTCGGCGCAAGTGCTCAAGGCCAATATGCGCATTGTGGGGGCAACGGAATTTGCGGTGGTTCTTTATCGTGACAAGCTCCCAAAATTTAACAACGGTCGGGAAATGGACGAAAACGGAAAAGCTATTCGAGGCACCGGGAAAATGGTATTCGATTGGTTTCAGTGGGAGAGGGATGGGAAAGATATTCCAAAAATCCATCCTACACAAAAACCGGTGAAGGTCTTAAAAAGATTGATCGAAATATTTACTGATCCGGGGGACGTAGTGATCGATCCTTGCGCCGGTTCCGGTGCTACCCTTCGGGCGGCGTGTGAGTTGGAAAGAAAGGCATATGGATTTGAAATTGATAGAAATTTCTGCCGACTTGCAAATGAAAAAATGCTTGCTAACTACGATAATGGGCAAATATCAATGGCGGGGGTAGCGAGATGAATAGCAAGGCAGTATTAATCATAGTGCTGCTCGTAGCAACCTTGGGCTCCTTGGGCATTGCGGCTGCCACCGAGAGCGACAAACAAAAGCAAAAGCCTATGGAGCGGCCTCCGGTAGTGGTGCTGCCACCCAATGAGCCGCAGGAGACCCGGGAAATGCGGGCGGACGTATTTACCGTTACGGCTTATTGCCCATGCGAAAAATGCTGTGGGGCGTACGCAAATGGCTACACAGCCACCGGCGAAAAAGCCACCCAGGGCGTGACGATTGCCGCAGACCCGGATGTACTGCCGATGGGTACGGAAATCGAACTGGACGGCCATACATACACCGTGCAGGACACCGGCGGAGCCATTGCCGGGAATCGGCTGGATTTGTATTTTGACAGCCACGAGGACGCCCTGCAATGGGGCGTGCAGGAAAAGACTGTGAGGTGGAGCGCGTGAAAAGCCCATGTGTGCAGGACTGCCCTGACCGTCTCCCGTGCGGGAGATGCCGGAAGACGTGCGAAGCATTCCAGGAGTACGAGGCCCAGCGGCTGGAAGAAAAACCCTGGGTGGATCAGTCCAACACCTATGCCCGGGAGCGCTTTGTAAGGCAGAGCGCGAGATTTGCTAAGGCCGGGAAAAGGCATATGAGGTAAGTGGAGATGGAAGACATCACAAAGCAGCCGTATGCGGCATGGCTGGAGGAATCGCTGAAGGTTATCACCGATTTTAAGCCGGCATGCCTGTGTATCGCGGCAACATCACCGGATGGGGAGACATTCACTGGGTATTACAATGCTGATGCGACAGACAAGGCGGTGTTTGCACACCACATTCAAAGCGATGTGGTAATGGATATTATTAGGGCAAACGCCGAAAAAATCAAAGAAATGTTGGAGGATGTATGACAATGCGACTGATTGATGCGGATGCTTTTAAGGCGGGATTGCTTGACGAAACGGGCAAAGCCAAAAAAGAAACCGGCTATACTTTAGTGTTAAAGTTGCTGGGCGCGGTGATCGACAAAGAGCCTACTGTTGTGGACGCTGTGCGCGTGGTGCATTGCCGTGATTGCGCATATTGGTCAAGCGGGGAAAACGAAGCTGAGAAATGGAGCTGGTGTAAGCTGCACAAGCATGATGCTTGGGGGCACGATTTTTGTAGCTCCAGCGCGAGAAAGGCTGTTGATGCCGATGCTTAACTGCAAGTGGATGCAGGATGAAGTCTGCGTCAACGCTGACTGCCCGATGTGTGCAGACTTCTGCCCTGTGGCGGACACCCCCGGCGTGTGCAGATTTGAGGAAAGAGGTGACAGTGATGCTCAAGCGAACCAACGGCAGACCGGTGCCCAATAATCCGGCCAAAGCCTATGAGCTGGGCCGCCTGGATGGAACCAAACAATGCATGGACAATGTGTCCTGCGTGCTGCTGGACAAGTGCGGATTCCATGTGAGGGAGGAGACGGCGGACGAGCACGACGCCCGGAGCTTGGAATACCTACAGCAATGCCTTGTGGAGCTGGTGGAGGCAAAAAACAACGGATATATCAAGATGGCGGACATCGAAAAGGCCCTGCGGGGCGAATATAAGCTGGTAAACAGCGCGGAGTAAAGGAGGGCAAATGAGCAAAAAGGCGACGCTGCCTTATGATGTGCGGTTGGAGTGCATTGCTTATGTGAGAGGATACCCGCGCCGGGTGCGGGCATATCGCGAGGCCCGGGCGGAAATCCTCGACGGGACGCATAGAGCCACGGAGGGCATGCCAAGTGGACAAGGCGCTGGCAGACCCGCCGAGAGCAAGGCGGAGCAACTGGCCGCCATAGAGCACTGGCCAGAGACGCAGAAGATGCTGGCGGTGGAATACGCTATAGACCGCTGCGGCAGAGATATTAGCAGCGAGACGATCCGGCGGCAACTGATATATGGCATCATGCGCAACTGCCAGGGCAAGCACAAATACTCTCGCAACAAGATCGTGATTCCGGGGATCAGCGAGAGGACATTTAGCCGGAGGAAAGAGCAATTTTTGATGGATGTGGCCAAATATAGCGGCCTTTACGCAAAAGATGGCACAAATTCCACTTAATGATGTGGTAAAATGTGTATAGTGGATGATTGGGCAAAAGCCAAGACATCCACCCCGGCTACACCATGTAGCTTTCATCTCTCCTCCTTTCGATACTATATGCGCCGTCGGTAATGGGCGCACCTTCTGGCACCGAAAGGTCATACCGGCACAAACAGCCTGTAGGGAAACCTATGGGCTGTTGTTATATGCAGGCGTAGCTCAGTCGGTAGAGCTTTATCGCGCAAATGGATATGCGATTGAATTCCATTGGTCGCTGGTTCGAGTCCAGCCGCTTGCACAAGAGGCCGGGTAGCGCCCGGACACTGTGAGACCGTTCGTCGTGGCTCACATGGAAATGACAATGCTCGCTGAAAACTGCGCTTGTCTTGATGCGTCAAGACCGGTTTGACCAGACGGAATAGGGGATACGACTTTTCGAAGCGTATTTGCCGGTAGCGTGTGACAATCTAAGCGGGAAGACGACCAATATGTGGCGCAGGTGCCCCGTAAGGGGAGACCACAGCGAGTGACGGGGACTTTCCCTGAAGTGCTAAAGCGGGGCAGGACCGCAGCGCCGCTCCAAAAGCGGAGAACCGCTGCCGTGGGCAAATGGCATAGCGCCTGCCCGAAAGTGCGGATATGCGCTGGCAGACCGCTACAAGGGATGCGTCCTAAATAGTCTGCTTACCAAAAATCAACAGGAAAGGATTGATAAAAATGCTGGTAGAAATTATGAAAGTTGGGAAAGAAGACCGCGCGGTATGCACAAGCCTTGATGTTGCTGAGACATTTGGCAAAGAACACAAGCACATTTTGAGAGACATACGCGAATTGGGCTGTAGCGACGATTTTCGACAGTCCAATTTTGGGCCTTCCTCTTACGATACCGTACAAGGCAAAAAGCTGCCCATGTATATTATGACGAGGGACGGATTTACCATTCTTGCAATGGGTTATACCGGAGAACTCGCCATGAAATTTAAGGAAGCGTACATAAAGCAGTTTAATGCGATGGAAGCTGCGTTGCGCGGGAAACTGATCGAAAGAGAAAAAGGCGTAGCGGTAAGGCACGCTCTGACAAAAGCACTGCAACAGTCCGCAGAAAATGACCGTATGCACGGGCACGCATATTCCGTCTATACGAACTGTATTTACAAGGCGTTATTTGGCAAGGACGCAAAACAACTGCGGGAGGAATACGGCCTTGATAAAAAAGGAAATCCGCGTGATTGCTTTTCTTCCGATGAACTGTCTGCTGTGCAGTCTATGGAACGCCTTGTGAGCGGTCTTGTAGACTGCGGATGGGGATATGACCAAGTAAAAGAGTTCATTATGCAGACAAACACAAAGCGTCTGTCTGCGTAGGGATAAGTCATCAACGAAAATTCGCTGGCGAAAGTAAACTTACAAAATCAGCGCTCAAAAGTGAGCGGCAAAAAAGACATTGCCCCTCTGCGGGCAGACTGTGTAACCCATGTTTGAGAGCTTCCAGAAGGCCGCATGGGCGGGGAAAGACTGTTACTGTAGCCAAGGGGTGGGGGCTGGTGACAAACAAGGAGGAGAGAAACTGTGGAGATCTCCATCGACTTTGACGATTCCATCATTGAGGACAAGCAGACTGATTTCACCCGCATCTCCAAAATACTTTTAATTGTGCCGGAATGTGATTATTTTACATTTAATGCAACATGTGAATTTCGCGAGGAATATTCTTTTTGCATTCACATGCGCAAAATATCGAATTTGTCTGTATTATGCGACAATCCACCTATTTGGCCGAATGGCTTTTTTGTTGGATTTCTGAACGGGCACATGCTCGATTTTTATGCGGGCGGCAAAGGGAGAATTCTTGCAAAATCTAACGTAACTATAGAAGATATTTTTGACGAGGAATGGTTGCGGTTAGTTCGGCAGGCACACAGCAGAACAAGGGAGGGAAACGACTATGGAAATCATAAAACCCGGCAAAGTCAGGAGAGTAAAGCTGGAATGCCCGGAATGCGGGTGTGAATTCGCCTGTTCTCCGGTAGAAATGGTACGCAGATACGGAACTGTGTTTGCTAAGTGCCCACAGGAGGGATGTGGCAGAAGCGTGGAAGTGCCAAACGGAATCCCCGAGTACATCGAGCCTGCAAACCATACTGCCATTGGAACGATCACTGTGGTGCTGTCAGAGGCAACCGTTACAGAAGAGCCTGTAGGCGATGAGCGGTATATCACAAGGGTGGCGAATGTATCGAAGGAAGCTGCAGAGCTTATCAAAGCACTGGGCGCAGATACCGGAATCTCCATGATGATTGATGGCAAATACCCGGAGCGATTCTACATGGGAGATACCGGAATGCTTATTGCCTACAAGGCCCACGACGGAAAACTCTACGAACAGGAGTGATACATAATGGCTACAAAGAAACCTACCGCCATCGCAAAAACAAAGGATAGCCGACCGGAGACCGGCAGAGGTGGGAAAAGAAACTTCCCTTCCTGCCTCCCTGACCTCAGCAGCGATGAGGATAGAGCGCTTGTGTCTCAGCTCCTTACAGAGGTGCTTGTAGAGTACAGACAACCAAGGGTAAAGAGTGACGAAGAACTCACGCAACGGCTTAACGACTATTTTTCCCGATGTGCAAAGACAGGACAGACACCCACGATGGAGGAAATGTACTTGTCTACCGGATACTCAATCGCCACGGCAAAGGACTGGGAACTCGGAAGAAACAAGGGATTTAGCCCCGAAACATCCAAGATAATTAAAAAAGCCAGAGCATTTATGCAGACTTTTGACGCAAAACTTGTGGTTTCCGGGAAGCTGAATTTCCTCGCTTATTGCTTCCGTGCAAAGAACTATTACGGCATGGTGGACAAGCAGGAGATGGTATTGACGCCGAACCAGCCGCAGATTGAGGGCTTGACTCCCGAACAGCTCCAGCAGAAGTACATAGACGCCAGCGACTTTGATGTAAAATGAGCCGAAACCGAGCGACTTTTACACGAATTACCGTCAACTATGGGAAAGCGGGCAAGAAAAATCCCGCCTTTATACACGGAATTTTGTAAACGACTATAATTTTAGGGCAAAATGAGCGACTTTGGCGCAGGCACTTGCGACTTTTACAGCGAATTTGCCAGCGACTTTCGCACAGAGTGGAACGACTATGCCGGCGACTTTGGCGGAGAGCCACGCACGGCGAAGTGGACACCGGAGGCCACAGGCCACCGAAAGCGCACCACCGGAGCAGGGTACAGCCGCCGACAAGGCCACGGGGGAACGAGGACGGAGGCAAGCTGGCAGCGCACCGCGCAAGCGGCACACCACGGAGCAGGGGGCAACGCCGCGCCACAAGGCCATAAACAAGGGCCACAGGACAAGCGGGAATGCGGCGGTATAGGGGATAGCACCAAACATTAAAACGCCTTACAGGTGCGTTAAAATGGCAAATGAGCCATATAGCAGAAAAGCCGCCGGAATACACCAGAAGCAAAGGAAAACCCCGCACAGCGTGAGCCATGCGGGGCGGCGTCAATATTAAGGTTATTTTTGCAGCTTTGCAAGGTCAAGCAGCAGCAGCACGGGCTGCAACAGGACATACAGCAAGATCAAGGGCGGCACCTCCTCTCAAAATAAATTTCTGGGTGCCCACCTCCGCAACTCCTCGTCATCGGAGATCATGGCATGTCTTTCATCAAAACCGGCCAGCAGATATGCTGCGTGCTTGTCTGAAAACCGGCCGGCATACTCGACATCATCGGCAGCGGTGTGAGCTGCCCACGCTTCGCGGGCACTCTCGTAAGAATCAAAATACAAGGTTTTGGGGCTTCTCCAACCAAATTCATTAACGGTAACCTTCCAAAGCTTTTTCATTTTCGATTTCCTTTCCGGCCTGTGGCCTGTCCGTTATCTTTACTGTGGTTACATTGTACGCTAATTCGTGCGACCCGTCAAGCAAAGGTGAACCGCCGGGCGGTTGTCGTCTTGGTGTATCGGGCTGCAATCTCCGGGTAATCCTTTTTAAGGCTGGTTGTATCTACTCTGGAGGAGGTAACCGCCTTATAGGTGGCCTTGTGTTCTGACCCCGCCAGGGATTCCACCCCGGCGGCGGTCATGCGCTCTTTGAGCTGATCTTTGAGGCTTTCCACCATTGCGGCGGCTTCCTCCTGCATCCGGATATACTGGGCCAGTTCGGCCATGATGGCATCAAGATTCATTGTCAAACCTCCCACCGTTAAAGCTCTTCCAATTCGTCAAACAGTGCGGCGAGTTCGTCCGATTGCTCAATGCTGCCAATATAGGGGCGGTTTTCGCTCATGCTCTCAACGGCGTAATCGTCGAGCTGCCCGGAATAGTCTTTATAATCAGCGGAAACAAGATTTCCGTATCCGTTATACCGGAAATATTCCCGATTTGGATTGAATTCGCCGTATGTCTTGTTGCCGGAGCTGTCCGTGGTGTATGTCTCTTCATCGTATCCGTAATACGCCCGGAACAAAATCTCGCTTGGCGCTGTGCCGGTGTAAAACTCGTCCAATTCATCCATCGCATAATAGCGGTCGTCTCCCAGGTATCCGTTATAGCTGTCAAGTTCTTCTATTGCATCGGTGAATATGTCCTCGTTGGCCTTGAAGAAGTCTATAATATCGGCGGTGATCTCCTCGGCGGGGCGGGGGGGGGGCTTTTTCTCTTCTGGTTTTTTTTC